GTTGAAACAGCCCTTGTAAAGGAGCAAATGATTACAAGGCTTAATCAGAGTCACTTAGTAAAGGAGCGAGGATGGTCAGTGGCGGGGTAGTAGACGCAAGGCATTGGGTGGTGGACAAGGATGTAGGATTCCGCATCACCCAAGAGGAACTTGATGCGAAGAAAGAGGAATTCTTCGCCAAGGGGGGTGAGATTAAGAGGATGGGGTCGGCTGATCCCGTTCGCAAGAGTCTCATTAATGGGTTGTTGGAGGATGAAGAGACAACCCGAAGCATTATTGAAAACACGGTTGGTGGTTTCCACGGTAGTATCATACTCAAAACCTCTGTTATGCAGGGCTGAGGAGATTATTTCCCAAGGAGGTCATTAACATTTGAATGGAGAAACCGATGTCAGGTTTTTTGAATAAGCACCCCATGTTCTTGGGGGTTACTACGGCTTGCGCCTTCTCTTTCCTTTGCGGGGGAGTTATCGCAGGGTATAGCATGATGGAGTACCATCGTAAACTTATGATTGACTACGGCATTGCCGCATACAATCCGTATGACGCTTCGTTTGAAGTGATCGAGGGGCGGTGTGTCGAAGCGAGTGACTTTGTTGCTCCCGAAACCACTCCGGAGGGGTAGCATGGAAGAAACTAAGGAAATCAGATTGCCCGACTTTTACAAGGGAGGGTACGACTTAATCATCACGGAGAACGGTTCATTGCTCAAAGTGATTAATGGTGTGAAGGTGGCAAAATCCCCAGACCCCAACACTCTGGCTAAAATCCTCTACATTGCACTGTCGGGGCAGAGTTATGGGGCATGGGGTGTGGCGAGGGACGGCGAATGGGAGAAAGTTAGTTAAATGATATGAGCGACTTTGTAGCAGTTTGCCTGATCACCCTTGTCATAGGTTTAAGCATATCCCTACTTGTGGCAAGGGAGGCAACTGATTTAAGATGGCCCTCTCATGTAGAGTGGGTCAAGTCAGGGAATGTGCAACAACTGTTAAACAGAGGGTCAGAATGACAACTAGATCAGATGTAAGCATGGTGGGGAGTGTTTATCGAAAAGATAAGGACGACTCTGTATTCCAAGAAATTTACAAGAGGAGTAAGAAGAAGCGGAAAGATGACCGCCACTTCACGCTGTACCGTGTCAATAACGGGGAGTGGTACTCCTTCAGAAAGGACTTGGATCGTGTAATCAAGGACGGGGATTATCTTGAGTGCTACCGAGTGGATAACACCACTCGCGGAGTAGCCAATCTCCTGAATTTCAAGAATGAGGAATATGCGGCTTGATGTAACAGCCGTATGGGTCTTCATTTGGAGATTAGCCCCCATCTTGGGGGCACTCCCACTGATCTTAGGGGTCGTGGGAGCATGGTACTTTTTTCAACACTAGAGAGCTTGTAGATGTTAATTGAAACCCCGAAAGACTATGCCCCTAGAGGGATCAAGATTGCCAAGATTGATGACATGTCATCGGAGGAGTTTACTGAGACAAAGGAGAAGTTCTCAAAGATGGGACACTTCTCTGCTTCAAGTACTCCGGGGTTGCTTGGGCTGTACGGTGGTCCCGATAGGGTATTCAAGCAGATGAGGGGGGTGGATGTTGTTGACTTCTCATCTCCCAAGATCAGATTCGGGCAACTCGTTGAGTCTTATGTCGCAAACGAAGCATCAAACATGCTTGACTTGGATGTCTTCAAGGAACCGTGGATGCTAGGGTCGCAACAACACTCTTGGATGACTGCGACAAAGGACTTCCATCTCTGCGACAACCCATACTATGAGGGGGTATGGGCAATGGAGGTGAAGACCACATCCTCTTGGGGGATACGGAAACAGTTAGGGGAACACCTCTCAGAGAACACAGCCAAGTCTTATTACATACAGTCACAGCACCAGATGATGGTGGATGAGCTTGATGGGGTAATCAACCCCGTGATGATCGTACATGACGAGTCTGCCATACCTTGGGCAGTCAATGAGATCGAGGAAGGGGAATCTGTAGAGAAGGTTATGGAGGAAGTGCCTTATGATATACGGTGCTTTGTCATACACAGAAACCCGGAGACAATTGAGGGTATCAGAAAGACTCTCATACAGATGAGGGAACTCTACCTTCGTGGGGACACCCCTAATGGGGGGGAAGGCGAGAATGATGTAGAGATCACGAAGGTGAACGCCACTGCTGAGGTTCTCAAGAAGGTGGAGCTTGCATCAGAGAAAAGGGAAAGTGCAAGGGCACTGCTTGCCGAGGTCAAGGAAATCGAGTTGGAGTTGTCTGAATTGCTAGGGGATGACTCCGCCCTGACAAGGGAGGGGGTCAACATTTTCAGCGTCCGCACAATTCACTCAAAGCGTCTTGATGTCAAGAGGTTCAGAGAGGAACACCCTGACATGGCGGAAGACTACACAACAGTGACATCCTCCATCAGAGTGAGTTATTAGCATGGATATTCTGGAGGACAAACTGCGCAGGACGAGGAGGAAGGGGATTGACTTAGCCTCACTCACCCTGAAGTATCTTCGCATGGAGAAACTCTTTGAGAAGAACGTGGTTAAGTCTAAACAAGACACAGCAGGGGGGTTTGCTGTGTTGCACAAGGGCATGGTGACAAAGGCGGAGTTGCGCAGGAAGCGTGAGGAAGTCGAAAATGCCTGTACTTGGTTTTTCCTCTCTGAGGAAGCGAGGGAAGCCGCAATGAAGAAGGAACAAGGAGACAAGGATGAAGACTGAGGAACAGGCGTTACAGCAACTGACGTTACAGCAGAGGATGGGGCTTGTGAAGCGTGAACTTGTTGAGGGGGGGATCAGCAAAAACTCTAAGCAAAAATTCCAGAACTATGACTACCGAGGGGTGGATCAGGTTCTGGGGGTTATCTCCGCTCTTCATGTCAAGTACGGGATTAACGTTAAGGTTTCCCGTATAGAGAACTTCAACATGGAACAACGTGTTGACGGCAAGGGGAAGCCCGTCACGCACATGACGGCCCTGTATGAATGGGCCTTTCAGAACAAGGATGACGCAGAGGATGCAGACTACTGCTTCTCAATCGGGGAGGGTATGGATACAGGGGACAAGTCCTCTGGGAAGATGCAGAGTTATGCGTACAAGAACATGTGTTTTTATCGCTATGAAATCCCAGTGTCTGGGCAAAGCGTGGATGATTACGACCCCCGTATAGACAATGAGAGCGAGACACATGAAACGCCCCCTGACCCCGGAGGGAAGAGGGCTAAGGCAAACACCAAGAAGGTTGTCAAGGCTATCAAGGGGGAGGACTTAGAGGGGTTGGCTAAGAAGCTCCAAGTGTATGTGGACGAGGCGACTTCAAGGGATGACCTTCTCCCTAGTCTGGTTGTCAACAAGGACGGTAACAGTTGGGAGGGATTTGCTGAGGCACGAAAGAATCTCCGTGATGCAGTCATGGCGGGGAGCAAGGAGGACGAAGAGAAGTACCTCTCCCTGCTCAAGTCGGCAAAGTCTATAGCAGACAGACTCCCGACAGACATGCGCCTCCCAGAGGGTGCCCTGACTGACTCTCCCCCCAAGGTTGCTGATCAGGTAACAAATATGATAGATAAGGCGCAAGGTAAGTCGAAATCGTGATACTTCTCAAGGATGAGAAGTTGCACACCCTCTTCAAAGGACATGGAGGTTCTTTGCGCATGGAGAAGACGCAAGGGGGGTGTGCATCACAATGTTGGGACTTTTAATGAGGGGCCATGCTCAATAAACTATGCAACCTCAAAGAGGACAACCCCCTCTACCCCATGCTTGTCAAGGGGAACCCCTTCCTTCACATGCTGTTGCAGTGTGACGACTTCGGGATAGTCAGGCTTTCACAGAAGAGCATGGCTGAGTCTTGCGACATGGAGAAGAAGGAAGTCAAGCAGTACCTTGAGAAACTCAAGGAGGTTGGCATCCTCGTCAAGCACAAGGATAAGGAGAAGAAGAACGGGCAATGGTTGACCTTTGAGCGACTCAAGTTCAACCATGACTGTGACATCTTCATAAACCCTGAAGACAAATTGAACCCCAAGAGGTATCAGGAGAACGGCTACCCAGAGGATTATGGGGATGACTGGAAGATATATCGCGGCACGGATGCTGAGAAAATCGGGAACAAGGCAGAAGCCTACCCTAACTGGTGGATGAGTGTTGAACGCTATGGTCACGAAGCTGTCACACGGGGCACTCGCAACTACATAAGCAAGTGTGAAGCCCATGCAACATGGAAGAAAGCCGCAAAGAACTTTTGGGAGCCGGAAGCCGCGCTCTTCATGGAATATCAGCACAACACAAAGGGAGGAGAAACCGCGCTAGTTGCCCTGCTTCACTCTAAGCACCTGATGGGGATTCTTGAGGGAGCCGCATCATATACTGTGGAAGGAGATGACTTCATCATTGAGTCTCTTCTAATAATGAAAGGGTCCGAACCGACTTTAGGGACCGTTCTTGACAAAATCGGGGATGACCGCTTCAGAGACAGGTTCATCCAATGCTACGAGAAGGCACTGGAGAAGAGTGCCCCCCCAAGGAGGAAGCTTTATGCGAAGAGAGACAACAAAGTAACATGGGTTATGAAAGATGACAAACCTTGAAAGGGAGGCGCAGAATAACGAGTTCAAATTACTATCCGCTTTGATGACCGACCCCACAGGGGGGTTGGTTGACTTGGTAAGCCCCATTATATCGGAGCGGGATTTCTGCCATACGAAGAATGGGGTCTGCTATTGGGGGATACTACAGGTGATAGCGGATGGGGGCACACTCAATCCTGTATCACTCTACTCAGAAGTCAAGGGGTACAACAAGGTTGGCGAAGATTACATACACAGCCTCATCTCTGATGGGACGGGGCAAGGTGCCTTGGTTGAGGCTTATGCAGAGAACATACGCAATGGGGCACTTGTACGGGGTCTGTCTACTCTCTCAAACGAGATCAAGGCAAAGGTTGATGATGGGGACAACCCCACAGAGATAAACAAGTTTATACAAGAGAAGTCAGATGAGATAGCAGACATCTCTGGGGGTGTCGTCAAACGGGAAACCTCTCTGGGGTACTGGTTTGGGAGGGTGATCGAGTCCATGACGGATGATCGCATGAGGAAGAGCCGCTTCTCTACAGGGTTCTCATCCCTTGACAGGTTCCTTGACGGGGGCTTGGAGTTCGGGAACCTCGATGTCATTGCAGGGAGGACCGGGATGGGGAAGACCTCATTCGGGCTGAACATCCTTGGGAATGTCGCAATGAGCGGGATACCCTCCATGATGGTGAGTATCGAGATGACAGGGGATATGATCATGCGGAAGCTGATCTCATCCCGTTGCAAGATCAGGGAGGGTGATCTGATGAGCAACAACCTTACAGATGAACAATGGGAGAATCTCAGAAAGCTGTACACGGAGGAATTCAAGGACAAGGTAGTCCACATTGATGACAGGTCATACAGCCTCTTGGATGTGGAAACCTCCATACGGCACATGGTGAGGAAGAAGGGCATACGCTTTGTCGTCATTGATTACGTTCAGATCATACAGGTTGGGGCTAAGGACAAGCGGTATCTTGAGATTGGGGAGACAGTGAACAAGCTGAAGGAACTCGCAAAACGCTTGGATATACACATCATGCTACTGTCCCAGATTAACCGTAACGTGGAGGGGCGAACCTCTAAACGCCCCGTCATCTCCGATCTCTCAGAGAGTGGGAAGATCGAAGAGACAGCATCGAGAGTGTTTCTGCTTTACCGTGATGACTACTACAACCCAGAGTCTGAGTCTGTGGGGATGGCAGAGATCAGTGTGGCAAAGAACCGCTTTGGGGGGACGGGCACTGCACAGATGGTGTTCCTCAAAGAGTACACTTCTTTCGAGGATGCGTATTATGTCTAGCAAGAAAGACGCACGTTGCGTCACCTCACCAGAGTGGGGGATAACAATCATTTCAGAAAGGGAATGAAATGGCACTCATTGTTCACAAGCCGATTAAGAAGATTGATCCTGCATTTGAAGTCAAAATGCCGGGGGATGGGAAAGAGCGGCTGTATGAAATCTCCTTGATCGTCAAGGGGTATAATGCGGAAACCGCAATCGCTAATCTCGGCGAAGGCAAAATCTATAAAGACATGTTCCGTGTGACTGAGGTGATTGAGGAAAAGAAGAAGGGGGAAGACCCCGTGTTCACCCCTCTCGCCCTCTATGACAAGATGCGAAGAGGGGCGAGTGGGAAGATAAAGGAAATCTTCAAGAAGGAGGAGGATGTTTCATCTGAAACTTGATGAGATGATGGAGGAGCGTAAGCTAACCAACACAGGGTTGGCAGAGCAGATAGGGGTAAGCCGTGTCACAGTGTGGCATTGGAGGACGGGACGCAGAAAGCCCTCTCATGTCAACATGGCAAGGCTTGTCTCCGTACTCTCCAACCCAACTGGGACATGGTGGGCACTTGTATCCCCCACAGTACGAGCAGGTTGATTGCTCAGGGGAGGGAATGAAGGGTAAGCGATTACTGCCGCCGCCCTGCCGTTCATCGCACTCTCATTTCTCGGATGAGAGTGTGGGCAGGGACTCCATTGACAAGGTGCGGCTAACGGGGTTTGCCATCTGTTTTTGGTACATTCACAGATGGATTTGACCGTTGCATGGGTCGTAAAGCGATACGGGATGGTAGTCCTCCCCAAGCTCTCTTCCCCCTCCCCACATTTCTGCTCACTCGGTGGTCGAGTGGGCGTAACCATTAGTAGAAAGGTGATTATGTTCTGTCAGAACATTTGCATTTTTTCGGG